CTCATACCTGGAACAGAATATGTATCAAGTCCAGACTGGTACTACAGCCAAAGAGCAGAGCAAAACAGGGAAGTTACTCAATATATGGAGCTGGTGTATCCGAAGGAAGGAGAAAGGACTTCGATCTTTGAAGCATTTGATATGCTTTTTGATACCCTTACGAAAGAAATCTTTACCGGAGAGTCTGCAGAGGCTACCCCTAACAGAGTGTTCACTATAAATAGGGGGCTCTCCGAGCTGGAGATTGACCAGAAAAAGCTAGTCCCCTTCCCTTCACAGGAAGCTAAGGACGAAGCAAACAGAATCTACAGGGCTTCAAAAAGAGATCACCAAAGATTGCTTGATAGAGAAAAAGAAGCAGACCCTCATAAGGATAAGAGTAGAATAGAAAGGGGTTGGATTAAAACTGAAGACTCACTTACTAATAATTTACTTGCTTCCAAAACTGGCATTCTGCTTAACCTTCGGAGAAGGTTAAAAAAAGACCACCCGGAAGCGGCTGATGCCCTTAATGAGATTATGAGGAGGCTTATTGACGACCCTGGAGCAAAACAGCTCTTAAAAATAAGAGCAGGGGATGGTTTTGTCGGCAACTATACTGAGGTTGTTAAGTCGAAGATTAGGGAGCTGTTAGATGAGTTTGCCAGGATAGTAAAGGCTGCTGATGCAAATAACTTCACCGATGAACAACACCTCGACCTGCGTTTGCTGATGACCTCTGACCCTGCTACCCTGGCAGAAGCAGAGAAGGGCAAGATTGATCCGAAGGTAACTAAACTTGCAGGGGTTTTAAGAACCCACCTGAATAGATTATTCCAATATGGGAAGGACTATGCCGGAATATCCTTCTTGGAAGATAATGCATATCTCCCCCGAATCCTTGACCTGGTGCTACTTGATGTTAAGTCAGACCAGTTTAAGGAACAATCAGAGGCAATGTTTAAGGAGGTACTTTGGAAGACGGAAGTTGGGGAATTGAACCTCGGCAACCTGGAAATGAGTGATGGAGACGAGGCAACATTTATGAGTACATTGGATACTCTTATTAAAATAGCGAAGGTAGCCTCATTGCCAAGAATGCAATTCCAAAGGAGAGGTGGGGGGGATCTCGGAGTAGACAGAAGCAATGCAATAGATGACTACCTGGATTTCTACAAAAAGCTGAAGCCCCTAGCTAAGAAATATACAAAAGCATTAAAAGATAGGGAAGAGAACAAAACTATTACTTCGGATCCTTCCGATATAACTGCCGAAATGGGGAAGCTCCAAGATGAGATAATGGAGTTAATTACTGAGAATGAAGAGTTAATAGTTGAGGGGTATGAAAATGTCGGAGATGGATGGGCTGACGAGGGCTCAAGAGATTGGCTGAGAAGGATTAACCTGCAACAGTCTGACTCCCCAGCCTATGCTTCTCCCTTCTCAAGTGACTTTACTAAGCAGCGTAAGTTTCCAAAGGAAGCAGATACATACATGGTTGACTTCTATAGACCAGCTCTTGAGTCCATTGCAAGTTATACCCAGGCAGTAGTAAAGAAGACCGAGTTTGAGAAGCGTTTCTCAAGTGAACTGATCGAGAAGCACCACAAAGGGGTTGACAGGCACGCTACCAAAGGAAGAGATGGTAAGCAAGATGAGGTTCCACGGAACTACCTGGAATGGCTAATAGATGAAAAGATTGCTATCCACCCTAAAATTGGCAAAGATGAGGTTCAGTTAATAAGGGAAGTGGTCGATAACATTCTGGGCAGAGGGGCAATGCCCAGCAATAGCGGCTATGCTGTTGTTAATAAAATCCACACATTCACCCTGATGGCCCTTCTCAGCAAGGCCGCACTAACGTCCCTTGCAGAACCTTTGTTTCTAGGGGTTAGAACCAGGTCAACTAAGATGGGGCTGAAGAACCTGGCCCTGACTATGCAAGAAGCCTTTGCATACGCTAATAAGGATACAGCCCAAAAAGTACAGCTACGCCACCAGTTGTCAAATATCTTTGGTATCGTTGATTCTGCAGGAACAGCCGATATTGCATTAAACAGGCTTGGTGGCATGATGGTGGATGATGCGGTACTAAACCGAAGGGTTAGTTTCTTCTTTAAATGGACAGGGCTACAGGGGCTTACTAATGCCCAGAGAAGATCAACTATGGCTATTGGGTTTCAGTATTTTAAGGAGATGGCAAGCCAGTACCAGAATCCAATTGGAAAAACGGATAAAGCCAAAGAACGTAACAAGGCAGAGGCTAAAAGGGAATTCCTTGATTATGGAATACCGGAAGGTAAGATAGACCAATTCCTAGAGTGGTTTATGCCCACAATGGAAGGCAAGTCCATGCCGGACGTTTCAGATATTGTAAATCTGAGTGGGCAGAAGAGTGAAATGGGAGAGATACTGAGTGTTGCGGTGAATAGGATGGTTAATCGCACGATCCAGGATCCTGATATATCTTCATCACCACGGTACTCTGAACATCCATTGGGCAGACTGACATACTCTATAATGAGGTTTTCATACTCTGTCCATAAGAATATTGTAAAAGCTGAATACCGGAGAATAGTGAGAGCAGGGGAGAGAGACCAGGACACTTCCTTCACAGATGCAAAGCTAAGGCAGCTTCAGGTTATATCCCAGCTTACAGGCCCATTAGTCAGCCTTTATGTGGGTCAGCTATTAGTGACAACTGCCAGGGAATTTATAGGAAATATTGAAAGATGGGAAAAGTGGGATGAGGAAGGAACTCTGGTAGAAAATCTCATGGAACTTTCATTCTACAGGACAGGTATTTCAGGGGCATTTGATCCAATCTTCCAGATTGGGCGTTCCATGAGGTATAACTTCCATTGGGGCAAACTTGTTTTGGGTGCTACAGCCGGTACAGTAGCAGACGAAGCCTGGAAGATAATGAAGCTCTTTACGGACAGAAACTCTGAGAACACAACTACTGCAGAACAAAGGGCTTTGGAGGCAAGTGTTTTCCTTGCTATGTATCCTTTCCTTATTGCTGCGGTGACGAACCCAGCCTTTTTCGGTGGCAAATTCGGAGCCTATGAGCCTTTAGCCAGGGGGGCAGTAGCCTGGGGTGGTCTGTCACACACTTTTAGGACGTGGATTTCACAGTTAGGTATTGATCTGGTCTATGGTAAAGAGAAGAAGAAAGGGGCCGTAAAAAAGGGAAGGAGAACAAGAAGAGGGGGGAGAACAGGAAGGGCAAAAAGGACAGGTAGAAATAATAATTAAAAAAAGACTTGACACTCCTAGAAATGGGATTAGAGTAACACTCTAATAGTTTTCTAAACTTTTTTAGAAAATCTTCACCAGATAGGAGTCAATGCAAGGTTCACTAACCATTAAGCAACTAATGAAGCGTTCTGGAATAACGCTCAGTCAGGTTGCTTCCGCATCAGAAACGTCCGTTTCCGATGTATCCAAACTACTAAATGATAATTTAAGAGAGAGAATCCTAGCTACAGCTCTCCGTCTTATCGTCACTCAAAATAAAGAAGTGCAGGAGCAACTAAATCCATTGGAAGGATATGAAGAGACCCAGACGCAAGATTTGTCCATGTGGCAACGAGATCATAAGGAAAGCCCGAATGAGGTTCTGTAGCGATATATGCTACAAGAAACACAAAAGAATTACGGACAAAAAAAACTACGATAAACACCATCCAAGGCTACCAAAGCGTGAGTGTATCTGGTGTAAGAAGTTTTTTATGCCCAAGTGGAAAGCCCATACTTGTTGTTCAAGGAATTGCAGGAGTAAAATATCCTTAAATACATTACGAGAGAAAAACAAATTAAAGCCTGAGTCTAATCTTATAACTTCAAAATGGGCCTCACACGGTTTCATCTATCAGAATAATGAGTTCAGGATATGCGAGAGTACCGATTTACTAGACACATCCAGTTCCGAGCATGAGGCAGAGATTACGGAATACGTTAAAACCGGTGGGGTTATTAGAACCCTTGCTCCAGTCCCAAATGGGAAGGTTCCGGGAGCCTCACAACAATGCCCAATACTAAATAATTGGAATATTGATGATCTAATGGGCTTTGGGTACAGTAATAGATTCATGGAAGAAGTTGACATATTCCAATCCCATGGAGGGTTTGATGTGGAGTGATGTCGTTCCTGTGCCCAAACCCAGACAGACACGGAGTGATGTCTGGAAGAAGAGACCTGCAGTTATGCGGTATCGTCAGTTTGCAGATGACCTCCGGGAATCATGTGAAAAAGAAGGGTTTGTTCCTAGTGGATGGTTGGTTATTGAGTTCCACTTGCCGATGCCAAAAAGCTGGAGCAAAAAGAAGAAAAAAGAAATGCTTGACACAAGCCATTGTTCAAAACCTGATTTGGATAATCTCGTAAAAAGCTGCCTGGATGCACTCTTTGCAGAAATTCCAGATCGTGACGATGCCTGTGTACATACGATAAATGCAAGGAAAGTATGGTCTGTTTCCGGGGGCATATTTTTAAGAAATAGTGAGGAATTAGTTGTACCAATATAGAGGGGTACAGAGATTAAACCAGGGGAAGGATCCTCAGCTCTAGTATACGGCTTAAATTTCTTCCGAAGCATGTCTGATTAAGCGATAAGGATGAGTTGCCTACCAATCCAGGGACACTCACCCCAAGCTGTCTCTGACCCCCCTTTTTTTAAAGGAGATAAAATGAAAGATGGAGAATATGTAGATATGCTGATTGACAGTCATCATCGCCTCACGAAAGATGAAGTGCATCTCTATGCAAAGATGATGCGGAAACGGAGGGATGAGGCTGAGAAGGTTATTGCATTGAGGGAAGAAAATGCCAGGACTAATGCAGTCCATGGCAAAACTAAAAAACGTGTTAATCCATTATAGGAGATTGAATGGCAGTAAAGATGAAACCAGAGAGTGACCCGGAGATTAGGAAGGGTAAGATAGGCGGCTCATTTGCCGGAGCAATCAATGGTACAAACCCTTGGATGTTTCCATTCGATGTTTACGAACTGGTACTAGGTCTCAAGCCCCCAAAAGACTTATCGGACAATGAGGCTGTTAAAGCAGGTATCATGTTTGAGGATGGTGTGGGCAAGCTGTTTATGGATAAAACAGGGATCAAGATCCGAATGGCCTCCAAGACTATAAATTCAAAAAAGTGGCCTATAGCACAAGCCCACATTGATGCAAAAGTAGTGGGGGAAAAGGTGGGGGTTGAAATAAAAACTACTGCTTCCTGGAATGCTTCAAATTGGGGGGAGGAAATGTCCAGAGATATTCCCCCAAACTACCTTGACCAGATTAATCACTATCTCTACGTTACAGGTTGGGATTATTGGTGGTGTGTAGTCTTGATTGGTGGAAATAAATTGCAGGTTTACAAGATTGAAAGAGATGAAAAACAAATAAGTGAATTAATTCAGAAGGAGAAGGATTTCTGGAACAATCATATTCTTAAAAAGATTCCACCTGAGCCAATGTCTGCAGAGGAGGCAATGCTACAATTCCCAGAGTCATCAGAGGAACTGGAAGAGATTAAGGCAACTCCACTACTGATGAACCTTATTGCAACAGGTCAAGATTTAAGAAAGAAGGAATCTGAGATTAAAGCCCAGAAAAGTGAGAACAACAAAGATATAATGAACCACATGAAAAGTGCTGCAGTTATAGTAGCTGAAGATGGTAGACGAGTTGCAACATGGATTAGTGGAACGAAGTCCGGGCTGGATCAGAAAGCCCTTAAACTGGCACATCCTGATCTGGTGGAGAAATTCCACCGTGTGTCTGAATTTCGCACATTCAAAATAATTGAAAGGAGAGCATGAGCGAAATAACAATACTATCCGGCAAGAAACCAAAACCCTTGAGGATTGCGGTTCATGGTGCTGGAGGAAGTGGAAAATCTACTTTCGGAAAAGAGGGGTTGTTCCTTGACATAGAAGGAGGAATTGCAGATATAGATTGTAAATCTATTGATTTAGTTGGCAAGTCCACTAAAGATATTATGGGAGCCCTCCGTTACATATACAAGGAAGCCGATATGATTCAAAATGAATTGATAGTGGTTGATTCATTGGATTGGCTGGAGAAGATCCTATGGCAGAGTGTCCTTGAGGATGCAGACTGGAACCCAAAAGGCTGGACCTCAATTGAAGATTTTGGGTGGCAGAAGGGATACATTTTTGCCCTAAAATTCTGGAAGGATATTTTAAATGCACTTGAGGCTATTCGCCAGAAGGGGTTTCATATTCTGCTTATAAGTCATTCACAGATTGTGAGACTGGAAAACCCAAACTTGGATCCTTATGATATGGTTACTCTAAAGTTGAATAAGCATATCCGGGGTACAATTCTTGAGTGGTGTGATGTTGTGGGCTATGTTGCCCCAGAGATATTCACCACCAAGACAGGGGATGCATTTGGTAATACCAAATTCAAACCCACCACTACAGGCCGTAGATTGCTGCACTTGGGGAATAATCCAAGCTATGAAAGCAAAACACGGCTTGCACTACCGGAAAGTCTTCCCTTAAACTGGAAGGATTTCAAATCAGCCGTGGCAGATGCCAGGGCCGAAGGCAATTCTGCCGAACCTAAGCAGTCAAAAACAGTTGAAAAGGAGAGTAAATGAAACTCGAATTTAATGCCGATGAAGTACAAGTAGTAGATGAGGACTTCTCACCGCTATCACCTGGGGATTACCCTGTGATAGTGGAGGAAAGTGAATTCAGAGATACGAAAGCAGGAGATGGGAAATACCTATTTCTTCAACTTTCGGTGATTGATGGTCAAGGTAAAAACAGGAAATTGTTTGACCGTCTTAATTTGGATAATCCTAATCCTATGGCAGTTGAAATATCTAAAAAACAACTTGCCTCATTGTGTAGATCGATTGGGAAACAGAAGATTTCAGATTCCTCTGAACTGCACGACATTCCTGTTATTGCTACAGTCGCAATCAGAAAAGGTTCAGCCGGTTACGAGGATAGTAACGACATCAAGGGGTACAAAAAATATCATGCCGCCCCTGCCGAATCCATGGATGGAACGGATAAAGATGATCTCCCTTTTTAATATAGACTCCCCCATACTATATGCCCTTGGGATATACCTTTCTGGTGTTCTCAGCGGCATAATCTTCATTGCCTTGTCCGTGATTGCCTATTGCGGATGGGGCCATTCTATTATCCTATCAAATGATAAATCATGCCTAAATTTAATAGAGAGGCTTACCTCGCTTGCGATGGGAAAGCCAAAAGTGCTATCAGATCCTTCCTGGACACTAAGGGTGTTTACACCAATGTTTTTGAGGATTATGGGCCGGACATCTCATCACTCCAGTCCCTCAAGGGATCATGGAAGAAAGTGTGGCATGAGGTTGAGATTAAGACTTCCTGGAAACATGAGTGGCCTACACATTGGAGGACTATTCATATTCCATACAGGAAGAAAAAATATCTGGATGAGGGGAGGAGAGTTATGTTTTGGGTTCTTAATAACCCCTGTACTAGAGCCGTTTTCATTCATGGGGATCACTTGGGTGAAGAATATAAAGAGGTTATCCCAAACACTCGTTACCCTAAAGGAGAGTATTTTTACGACATCCCTATTCATTTAACCAAAGTTATTGACCTGACATAATAATGATGAAAGTTTCTTATTTCTATGGTGTGGAAGAAAAGAAACCTGTTTACAAAGAAATTGACGATGTATTTCAGGAGATCACCAACGGAACCCACAAAGATATAATATCTGTTTGCCGGAAAGAGCTGGCAAATGGTGATAAGAAAAAGTACGATTTCTTCAAGAAAAGACTTCCTGCGTACACAATATCCTGCCGTACCGAAACCAGGAAAGCAGATTCCTTGGTTGAGTATAGTGGGCTCATGCAGGGAGACATTGACAAACTGGACAGTATATTATTTGAAGACAAAGATGCTGAGGAAGTCCGGGATGAATTGTTTAAGGATAAGCACGTTGAAGCCGCATTTGTTTCACCCTCTGGAAGAGGAGTGAAACTATGGATCAAGGTTGTTCCTGATGCAACAAAACATACGGAATCCTTTACTGCTGCCGAAAAACATTTTAAGGAAACGTATGGTTTCACCCTGGATCCGCAATGCAAAGATGTAGCTCGGTTATTCTTCCAGACTTACGACCCCTCCGCAAAAAGAAAAAACAACGCAGTCCCAATCCCATTACAGGATCCTGAAGATTTTGTCTTCGATGCTACGGATGTTAAGGCAGAGACGTACCTGCTCGATGATACCGAAAGAGCTTCCCAGGCATTGCAAAATATCCCAAATGATGACTACGAAACATGGTTCAAAACTGGCATGAGCCTAAAATCCCTGCTTGGGGATAAGGGATTCGCACTCTGGGATAGCTGGTCATCCACCAGCGGTAAGTACATACAGAGTGAAATGAGATCCAAATGGGAAAGTTTCAAAGGTGGAGACATTACTGAGGGCGAAGGAGGCACGCTGTTCCACCTGGCTGGGGATACATTCCGGCATAAAACTATTTCTGCACCTCCAACCTATAAGAAAAAGGGGGAGGACATAGACAGGGCAATACATAAAGATTTGTTACACCCCCCAGGATTTGTGGGAGACTTTGCTAAGTTTGTTGCAGATAATTCAAAATACCCACAGCCTGAGCTGACTCTTGGAGCCTCCCTTGCCTATACTGGCGTGATGGTAGGCAGAAAATGTGCAACAGAAGAAAACACAAGATCAAACCTCTTTATTGCAGGGCTCGGAAAAACCGGCAGCGGTAAGGAAAGTTGTAGGTACTTCATAAAGAAATTTGACTCCGAGAATGAGATGAATTGCTTTGGAGCAGAGAAGGTAACTGGAAGGGCAGCAATAGAAAGAGTTTTGGCTTGGAGACATAGCTCGTTGTTCCTGATAGATGAATTTGGTCTGTTTATGCAAGCTATCTTTTCCGACAATGCACCAAAGCACGCAGTTGAAACCATGACTGCATTCATGGAAATATATACATCCTCTGGGGGGCCGTACTTTGGACAAGACAAAGCCTCGCTGAGAGAACAGGAAAGGTTTGAGATAGATCAACCATGTTGCAGTATTTATGGAACTAGCACACCTGATACTTTCTGGTCTTCACTTAATTCAGGGAAAATCAGGGATGGTTCGATGAATAGGTTTGTTGTCTTTAATGCCCTCGATAATCGGCCTAAGAGACAGAGGCTGAGGCTCCTACAAAAGTTCCCAAAAGTATTATGTGACCGAGCTAAGTTATTTAAAAGTATGTCAATAGACAACAGCTCCAACGGCAATGTGAAGGAACAGGTTGCAAAGCCAAATCCTGAGATCATTGTGTATACAGATGATGCGTACCAGGTGTTCGAAAAATTGGAAGACGAATGTTCCAGGCTATCCGAAAAAGGTGCAACAGGAGCAATGTGGGTTAGGGTTGCCGAACATGCAAAAAAGATTGCACTCATTAATACTATTGGAGATAACAAGAGTGAGATTAATGCAGAGAGGGCTGAGTATGGATGTGAGTTAATGAAAGTCCTTACTCGGAATACCTGCATGGACATACAACGTAACCTAGCCGATAATGAGTTTGAAAGGTTGTCAAAGAAAATAGAAAGGATGATTAGAGAAGCAGGGACGGATGGAATAACAACTTCAGAGTTGACTGCAAGGACAAGATATTTAAGAAACTCTCGGCAGCGGAAAGAAATATTGGAAGACTTACAGTCTGCAAGTCTGGTTGTTTGTATGAAAACTGGATCTGGGGTTGGAAGGCCGGTTGAGAAGTGGTTTGTGACTGACACACACCTACAATAGTGTGTGCCAGCCGAAGGGGTGCTAGGACACCTGGGTGAGCTTCTTATTGTCCTGGTGGGAGTTCTGTGACTCTGAAATTAGCCTAGATTCCACTAAATCCCCAATAAACCGAGTTGCGGAGATATAAGTGTCTTTTTCGTCCAGGTGCTTCTTCATTGCCTCATAAATAGACTTATCCATCCGTACCATATTGTATTCTCTGGCAGGTTTGTCTATTTCTAATCTTGGTTTCATAATCCTCCTTTTGGATTGACTGTTAAATAATATTATTGAGATAATAAAATCCTCACCTATACCTCTATGGTGAGATGGGGATCCCCACATCGGTTACGTCAGGCAATCGGTGTGGGGTTTTTATTATGGATAGGGTGGAGCCTTTGAATAAGTATCTCCTCCCTCCCTGTCTAAAGTCCTCATCAGATCTTCCCTGAAATTCGACAGCAAAGAAATCTTGCCGAAGTTGTCGAGAGTCTGGTGATTCTCTATGAGACCTAGCCGGTGAATGACATACTTCATATCAATCCTACCATCAGGGAGCCTTTCCTTACTCACTTCCCCTCCTTCCCAAAACCCAGAAGTGAAAAGATCCCTTCCATCTTCTCATCAATTGCAGACATAAGTATCCAATGAAGAGTAGGTCTCACCCCAAACGCTCTTTCGGCTTGGTCAAGGATTCCAGTTACTGCACTCAACTTGTCAGCAAACTCCTTCACTTCGTCTTTAGTCCAAGTTTCGAATGGCTCTGGAAAAGAAAAAGGCTTTGGAGCCTCATTACTAATATCTGAAGCTACTTCTGCAACTCCTGCAAGAACCTCATCCAGTACCTTCGACTTTGGTTCTATTACTGGACTTGCCGCACGAACCTTCAACCTCTTATTAACCTCTGCTGTGGCGAAAAAATCCACTACTTTTTTTGATTGTCGCCTCTCCCAAGACTTTTTCATTGCCTTAGAACGGTTGTTAAACTTTACCCAACGCTTCCTTCCCTCAGAGATTGCTTTCCCTATGGCTTTCTTACTTTTCTTGTTCCAGGTTCCATCTGCATGGGCTTTCTTCATTTTTGCGGAGAACTCTGCTCTACGCTCATCCGACCAACCCATTTTTGGATTGGCGGTCTTCCTTTTATATGCACTACTTTCCATTTTATACCTCTATTATGGAAATTTACTTAAATGATACTAACACCATTGTCAGTATCTCCAAGACCCCTTGTCAAAGGGGGCTTGGAAACAACGACATAAAAGCAGACAGCCCTACCTGAATACTCCAGACTCACCTTACCCTGAATATTCCCTCCACTACCCTGCCTGAGACTGCCTGCTAAACTGTTTATGCCTCCTTAGCCTCCTCTGCTTCATAACAATGGGGGCAAGTTACTTCCCCCACGTCAATCGACCAGCCGGATTCAAACCCAGAGTCACTTACTTTGTGGATCCAATCATAAGACAAAACAATCGGCTCCCAGCTCCTTCCGTTTCTCCTTTTCTCAATTACTTCTGCATTCAGCTCATCCCAAGCTATTGTGTTGTCACATTTGTCGCAATAGACAACAACTTTATCAATCCAAATACTCATACTTCCTCCTTTACTTCTGGGTCTCTAAACTGTGAACCACAGTCCATACAAACTACAAAATCACAAGGACGGTCAAGTTTGCATAAATCTACACCAAACTCATCAACCCAAGCCGAAAATAAAATATAATCCGACTTACAGTCTGGACAACATAATGTTTTTTTTGTTTCACTCATACTTCCTCCTCTATATCTATAATTTCAAAATTACTTCCATTTGAAATTTCTTTCCACAGGTGAAATTCCAAATCATTTGCTAAATCCAATGCTTCTTCTTCAGAATTAGCTACAATGGTTGTTTCAAAACCAACATCCATTGAAGCTGTGACTTTATATTTCATACTTCCTCCTTCATTTCATAAATTGAATCTTCAATATCAATCCACCAAGACTCACCATATTCATCATGGGTTCCTTGCCACGGATTGTTTTTTAAAACTTTTAAAACTTCTTGGTCTGAAAGTTTAACTTCCATATCGGAAGCTAATTCTTGAACTTCTTTTTTTAAATCAATCCTAATCATACTTCCTCCTTCTGTTCATCTTCAGATTGATATTCTATTAGTTTTACTTTAAGCCGATCATCTTGGCTATTTGGTTTCATTCCAAAGTGTTCCCAAATCTCAGGACACTCATCACCATATATATATCCCCAAGTGTTCA